CTCTTATTCGTCACTCGTTAATACTTCTTCTCGAAGTACCAACTTTTGGCACGTAGGATTAGAGTATGATTTCAAGAGGAATTTCAACTCTGGTGGAGGCGATCTTTTCGCTATCTACCATGTTAAAATCGATCTTGATCTCTGGATCGAACCTCGTCATGGGACTAATAACCCCTTTGACGTTCTTCAGATTCCAGAAGGGATCTTCGGCTATTCCGACAATTCGTCGGTTACTTTAGTCGACAAAGGGGGCGTTTACGTCCCCAATGATGTTCCTCCTAGTCCTTTACGGATTAGGCCTGAACAAAGACCCTCTTCATTTTCACCAGTTTTGCAACGGGACGACTCTGTCTTAGAATCGCGATTCTTCGCGTTCCGTAGGTTGTCATCCAGGAAGGATTACAACTTTTTGCATCGTAAGTTGTTCTTTCGAACTAACGATACGCTGCCGGACCTAAGACCGTCTGCTTTCTATTCCGCCAGTGATGCGCTTCAAAAGCACATTGAGGTCTTACAGGCTAATCACCTTGAGAACCTCTCTCAGCTAAGCGGACTATTGAGCATTCTACCCAATCTGACGAAGCTTCCACGAATCGTTAGTAAACTAACGAAGGGTGATCCTTCGGCGATAGTCGAAGCTATTGATTACATCACTGATGCGATCATTAAGTTTCGCTTTGCCCAAAGTCCCACCGTCGGTGACACCATAGAGTTGGTTACCACCGATGTTCTTGGGGAGCTCCGCAGCCTACTTCAGAGCAAGACATACACCCTGTATGGTGACTTTTTCTGGGAATTCCCAGAAGTCGACAACTATATGGGTGATGGTCGTCTTGTTCTTGGCACGAGGTCGAAAGTCAACATAACTATTGACATGTCGACTCTACTGGCTAACTACCTAACGGCTAACAGCATGGGCTTATTGCCGACGCTGTCTCGCACGTGGGCGGTTATTCCTTTTAGCTTTGTCGTGGATTGGTTCACTAATATGGACGATCGTTTGCAGGCGGTTGACAACCAATTGCTTTGGTTGTGCCTTCGGACCAACTGGTCCTTGCACAGCTATACGGTCTCCTATTATCCTTCTGAGTCTGTCCTCTCGTCTTATGGACTTGAGGCTCCAGATCCAGATGAACCCTTCCGGGTCACCGCCTATTTCAGGGAACTTTCCCTGATTGGGCCGATTCTTAGGGACTCCAGGTTTGATTTCCTGGCCCCGAACCATGGTCCGGATCCCCTGACCGTGGGAGCACTTACCTGGCAAAAGCTACGTTCGTAGCGCCAGGGCCCCATCAGCTGTTGAGCTGATGTATACGATCGCTCGAAAGGAGCTTTCATATGACCACGACAGTAGACTTGGCTAACCTGCCAAGCACACCGACAGACGTTGCCGTAAACTTTATGGCTTTTAGCTCATTAGCTAAAACCAAGGAGTTTGTCAGCGCAAATGGTCTTCGTGCAGAAGCCTCCTATGTGTTGGCTTCTGGCGATCCCACTACGCCGATGACCGTCCAAGTGTCGCAACGAACGGACCTTGAAAAAGGCGTCGTTCATTCGACCATCTCACTGACCACGATTCAAACCGTGACAGTTGATGATGTTGTGACGGAAGTCCAGCCGATTACCGTGAACATAGGCGTCAGCGCACCGGGCATCATGGAAGATGCCGCGGACGTCTTGGCGCTTATTGGCTCGTGCTACAGTCTTTGGTTTAAGACTGTGACGAGCAAAGTTCCGGATGCCGTTGTGATCGGAAAGATCAACCGCGGCATTTTGGCTAGCCTTTACGGCTAATGTCCTATCGAGGCGCTACCGTGCGCCTTCACAACGATGGCCTCGTTATCTCAACGAGCGACATCGATTTCCCTCAAGAGTTTGGATATAAGCAGAACACTGAATTTCTCAGGTTCTTTGTTTTGTCATATCTCAAACTACTCTGTGACAGCCCTCTGTATGAGCACCATGGTGATAAGCCCAAGGAACTTTACAAAAAGTTCCTGAAGCAATTGACAACTTTACCGTTGTCGAACACCATAAAGCTCTTTTCCGGATACGCCAATACTATACTCGAAAACGAGTACGGGACCGGCGGCGACTCTTCAACAAGAGTCTTTCATAGTTTCATGATTGATACTCCTATCTTTAAAGAGTATCACATGTGGCTACGTACCGGAAGACCCGATCTCTTGAAATTCATTTTGAGCTTCCTCCTTTTCGGGAAGAAGCTTGAATATGAAGATCCAGATTTCGATACCACCGCATTCCGCGGTTGGTGTGAGGTCGAAGAAAGGCTGCGTACGCTCGTCTTAGACCCAGATGATGTTAGCATAATTCGTAACATCATCTCGGTACTACTTCCTCCACTCAAAGTTGACTTTCTGGCGCCCAAATTCGGGACCGGAAAGGTCGCTGAGCGTGGAGTACTGGACGTGTATGATAAGTTGGGTAACTTAACATTACACCCCAGGTTGGCGTACGCATTCGATCGTGAGCGTCCTGGACGCTCTAGAGAGAATGGCTTTGGCAACCAGCAGGTTGCAAAAGCACAGAGTGATAGCTCTCGTGACTATGCCCGGCAAAAGTTTGTCCCTAAGGACATCAACAAAAGCCGTGCAATAAGTATGGAACCCAACTGTTTCATGTACTACCAACAGGAAGTCATGAGGTGGATGGTAAATTCCATGCAATCCGGCGTAATACGCAAGTTTGTCAATTTGCGTTACCAAACCGGTAGTCAAGATGCCGCCCGCCACGGTAGTATATACTACTCAACGGACACCATCGACTTGAGCTCTGCTTCAGACAGCGTTTCAGTAGAATTAATCAAGGGAGTTTTTCCCAGAGATTATCTTTTCTACCTTCTTGCCACTCGGACATCTCATGTCGAGATCCCCGGTGAGAAGGGTACCAGACGCATGAACAAGTTCGCACCCATGGGGTCAGCTGTTTGCTTCCCCGTGCAGTGTGTTTTGTTTACAGCCGTCTGCGTATACGCTGCCATGGCAGTCCGATCCAAAGAGGACTCCGAG